ACCTGAGGATATAAATCCTACTAGTCCTACTATCATACGCATCTCCTAGTGCTAGTATTATTACAGTTTTATGTTAGTTTGTCAAGTTATCCGGTAATCCACCACATGGGTTGTGCCCCATCTATATATCTACGTAGATCGTCTTCAAGTTTTTCCATTTCGGCTGCTGCTTCAGTTTTAAGAGCATCGCCGTTTAAGGTAGTACCACCCTGTGGGCCAGCAATACTACCAAATTTGCTACGTGCTTCGCCAACAATGCGTTTAGCAAAGCTATAAGCATAGTCTTGAATCCAAGGATATGCCATGTGGTCATTTAGAAGCATGACATCAGGCTTGTAATTGTAGATTTGCAACATCACGTTCTCAGAAGGCACATCACTTAGGTTGCTCCACACTTGCGTACTACGCAAGTCTTGAGTAAGAACTTGTGTGTTTTCCAACTGTGTCTTGGCTGTAACCGTTATAGTTGTCAGTAGACCATCTACTGTATCAACCATGTAGTCGTTATTGTATCCCACTATGCGACAGTTGGAAATAGTGATACTGTCGCCGGGATTGATATGCCACACATCTTTTGTACGTATAGTTATAGTACTGCCCACTGTTTGCCCACTGGCACTTAACGATATTAATCTAATGTAATTGTGTCCAGCATTGGGTATTTTACGTATAATAGTCAGCTTCTTGGTGGTGGGGTTCCACAAAAAGTTCATAAAACCACCAAACATCTTCATTGCCTGTTTCTGATAATCTACAAACAACTCGTAATTAGTTAATCCGCCCACCCTACCTGCTACCAGCATATAGGTGTTCAAGTAGCCCGATGCAAATGGTTCAAATTGGCTAGCTGTGGTTCCTGTGACGCTACCAATGCCCCTACGGAACACTTGCCGCACAGTCATGATTTCCCTGGGTAAGATGTACTCTTGTACTTCAGGCAAGAGATCCAAGAAGGCATAACTTTCTTCTTGGCTGTTGGCACTGCGCTGACGATACCTGATCAAGGCTTGATTAATAGATAACTCGTAGTGCTCTTTGTCTAATTCAACGTCAACAATCTGATCACCAAGACGCAATCTAATATAGTCGGTAATTTCGGCTCGCTTGATATTAAGCGATTCCAATTGCGTGTCATCAAACGCAATTTGGCCTGCCCCACCAAGATTATCTGTGACTAGGCTGAGTGTGTTATTTTTTAATCCGGATTTAAGTGTCGCCATATTGGTATCCTGTTTGTGTATTTAGTACATAACAGGATACCTGCATTGGCTATTGTACTTTGAGTAGTACAGTATCGTCATTGATGCGCCCGTTTAGGCGTATCTCTGTAGCACGTAGGTCCTTGATAAAAGTACGTAGGGCCACCTTGCCTGCTTTATTGAACTCTTTGAGTTGATCTGCTGGCTTACGCAGGGTCTTGGCCACACTCTTTTCTTCGTCAAAGTTCAAAATGCTTGTACCTTTTACGCTCAAGGTCTGATAGCTGGCTGCCACATACCGACCCAATTTACGTGTCTTGGCATTAAAGATCCACAGCTCGGTTGCGCCAACAATGTCCACAGGGTTGATGCTAACTAGTTTGAGCTCTTTGTTCTCTTTTGCATACTTGAGGCGTGCTACCAACTTGTCCTTGGCAGGTGCCTTCTTGACACGTGTCACACGCTTGGTGGCACGTTTGACGTCTCGATACTGTTCAACTGCTGCTAGCAATGCATCAAGCCAGCCAAGTATTCGACGATAGTCTGCGGTCTTAAGGAATCGATAGCCTTCAACTAGTTGTTCATCTGCCTTGGATTGTGCTTGTGCCAGTTCGTTGCGATGCTTCTGAAAAACTGCTTGATATTTTCCCAGCTGGCTCTGCGCCACACTGTTGGAAGTAAAGAAGTCATATGGCTTGAAGTCGCTTTTTACGTTACCAAACACATCATCGTAGCAACCTTCAAGCTCACCAATCAGTTCGCTGGTTTTTTCGTTCAAGCGATCCTGTATAGTGGGACGATATGCTTCTACTTTTGTTGCAGTTTCTTCTGTTGATACTGCTTCAGGTTCGGCTGTAGCAATTGCAGCCAGGATCATCTTGATCATAAACTCAATATGCCGAGGACGGAAGGGCATACCAGCACGATGTGCCATTACAAGACTGCATACTGTCATTGGGATGCTACGGTCTGCGGCGCGGTCAAATGACTTTACTTCTTCTTTGCTAAAGTCTGCCACAGATTTCATCCACTCTAGTACATACTTTTTAGTTTCTTTTTGATTGTAGTAATAATTGTAGTAGTAGAAGCTGCGGCGCAAGTGATGATCAAAGTCCTCGTCCGCCATGTCTTGGGCACGTTCAGTATCCCAGGCTGGTTCGGGACCAGTATATTTTTCATCAAAAAATATAGGATTGCGTGTCTTTTTAACTCTATTTGCAATCTTAACACCAGCTACTGTTACCATGCATTTACTCCTAATGTGTTGGAACTCTGTTATTATACACTAGTTTTGCCCGTTTGTCAACCATAGATTAGCAGCCCAAAAGTTATATATTTTTCTAATTCTACTAACATTTCTTCAGACTTTGCAGTCAATTCTATATAACGCACAGTTGGTCTGTGTAGGCGCCGACACTCAACTGCTTCGCGGCTGACTTCAGTGTAGGCTTGCAGTACTGTATTAAGCATGGTCGTTAATTCCCGACGTGCTGTAAGGTCTTTGAGAACTGAAATTGAATTAGTTACTGTTTGAAGTCGCTGTTCAAATTCTATGTCCATAGTCTATTATATATGATATTGCGAGCATTGTCAACCGGGCTAAATATCAGATAAGGATATACTTTTATGCCACGTTTAAGCCTTTGGCGCGACAATCACTCAAATGATTTTAAATATTTTGATAAACGTATCAGCGAGATGTTCACGATTGGCGGCACCGGAGTCCTTATACACAAATATCTAGGTACCAAGGACAATCCAAATTTGGACAATGCCCAAATTCCACATTATACGAATCAAAGCGAAAAGAACATACAGGATTTATTGTTTTTAGAAAACAGGGATCGCAAATACGATACCAGTGTCTATAGCATGCGCGGCATGTATCAGGTTTCAGATAGCGATTTCAGTCTAGAACAGTTTGGTTTATTTTTACAGACTGGAACATTGTTCATGACCTTTCATATCAATGATATGGTGGCAACACTGGGACGTAGAATCATAAGTGGAGATGTTATCGAAGTCTTGCATCTTAAAGATTTTGAAGCGTTAACTGATATACCAGTAGCATTAAAACGTTTTTTCATTGTTGGAGATTCTAGTAAATCAAGCGAAGGATATAGCCCAACCTGGTGGCCACATCTGTGGCGTTGTAAAATCAATCCGTTGGTTGATAGTCAAGAGTATAAAGATATCATAAATCAAATACAAACTACAACCAACGCAGCCGGAAACGAAGTTCCTGTTGGTACGTTAGGTAGCCTAATAAGCACCTATAACAAATATAACGACATTAATCAAGCTATTATTGAACAAGCCGAAATTGATCTACCTTTTAGTGGTTATAGTACTGCTAACATATATACTGCGGCAGTAACCACCACCACTTCACTTGTTGGCGACACTAAAACTATTAAACAAACCCTTGCTGATCCCATGGGATTGACTGCTGATAATGCAATCACAGCAGATGGGTCAACAACCGCTGATACGGCATTGGTTACCCCTGATAAAAAGGTATCAGGTTACTTGACCGGTGACGGACTTCCGCCTAACAGTCTACCAGTAAGTACTGGAATTAGTTTCCCGATTGAACCGCAAGTTGGTGATTTCTGTTTGCGTGTTGATTATGCACCAAACAGATTATTTAGATTTGACGGGCGTCGTTGGGTCAAAATTGAAGATTCTGTACGCACCAACTTGACACCGGGTGCGCCCAACAATCAGACCTTGAGGAGCGGGTTCACCAATAATACTAATACCTTTATTGACTCTAGAGGACAAGTTCAAAATGAAAAGCAAGGATTAAGTCAGGCTTTGAGACCTAAGGCAGATAATTAATGAGCAGCTACAGAACATCATTTTTTTACGATCGACAAATCCGTCGATTCCTACAACAATTTATTCGTATACTTAGCAACTTTCAAGTTGAGCTGGCGCCTGGGCCTGAGGGCGAGCAGGTATTACAGGCTGTTCCTGTGTTTTACGGGGACGCTAGTCGGCAGGCCAGTCAGATACTTAGAAGTAATAGCGAAAACACTGTAAAAAGCGTACCAGCCATGGCTGTACATATCAATGCACTGAACTACGATCAAAAACGTACACAAGAACCCAATTTTGTCAGCAAGATAAATGTGCGCACTCAAGGTGTTGATCCTGTTACTGGGGCACCAAACGGCAAACAAGGAGATGTATTTACTGTAGAACGCCTGATGCCAGTGCCGTATAAATTGACACTCAAGGTAGACGTATGGACCAGTAATACCGAACAGAAACTTATGCTGTTAGAACAGATCATGGTACTGTTTAATCCTGCATTTGAAATACAGAGCACAGACAACTACATAGATTGGACCAGCCTAAGTTATGTGCTATTAACTGGAATTGATTGGACTAATCGCAGTGTTCCAGCTGGCACCGAGGATACTATTGATATTGCTAGCCTGACTTTTGAATTGCCAATTTGGATTAGCCCGCCAGCCAAAATCAAGAAACTAGGCGTTGTACAGGCCATTGTAAATTCTATATTTGATACTCAAGGTCAGTTAACTGACCTATCCATTGGCAGTTTGAGCAATAGCGGGCTGTATAACCCCAACGATGCAACGGCAAATTGGACCGGTAGCCGCGGGCGCAGCGCATTGGATTTACTAACTCAGAAGGTTATTACATTCTCAAATTATAGTGTTGTATACCATGGAAATACCTTAAAACTAGCCCGGGAGAACGACATTACCGCAACTGATGTAACATTGACTGTTGATGTTAATTTGCGTATGAAACATCAATGGGTTGCATTATTACAACAATACGGAACTATCACTAACGGTACTAGCCAGGTTAGATTGCTACAGGCAAATGGTTCAGAAGTGGTAGGAGTAATTGCCCTACATCCCACTGACGATAGCCTTTTGTTATATACCCCGTTTGGAGATACATTACCGGGAAATACTATTGATGCTATAAATGCAATTATAAATCCACAAAACGTAAATGTCAATACCCATTTAGTAAATCCCAATACTGGTACTAGATATCTATTGTTACATGGTATTGGGGCAATAAATGATACCGAATTAGCACCAGCATGGAATTATGCCGGATATCCACCGCTGGTTGCAGAGGCCAATGATGTTGTAGAATTCAACGGAAATCACTGGAATGTGGTGTTTACAGCAGCCGCTGCACATACAGTAGAATACGTAACTAACTTGACCACCGGCTCCCAATACAAATGGGAGGCAGGTACATGGACCAAGAGTGTAGAGGGTGTATACCTTGCTGCGTATTGGAGATTGGTACTGTGATACAAGGCACTGGTGCTTTAATCTATTGCACCAAAACCAATCGTTGCTTGTTCCTATTACGGGCTAGTAGTCGGTATGCCAACACCTGGGGGCTTCCCGGTGGAAAGATTGAGCCGGGCGAACTAGCCAGTACTGCGTTGTACAGGGAGATTGAAGAAGAACTTGGTGGTATTATACGCGGCTGTAAATTGGTACCTATAGAAACATTTACCAGTACCAATAAGAATTTCACCTATTCAACATTCTTGATCACCGTAGAACTAGAATTTATACCCGAATTAAATGAAGAGCATATTGGATATGCCTGGGCACCCCTGGACCAGTATCCTAAACCACTTCACCCCGGGGTATGGCGCACACTATGCGTGCCCGAAGTGGTCAACAAAATAACAATTGCTATACAGGCACAAATAACACCAATACTAGAATCGTGATATGTAATCAAGGATTAAAGTAGTCAGGGAAATGGCGTGTAGCCCAGGCCAAGGCGTGCGCTACGTCAAAAAACAACTCACCAGTATCGCTATCAAATGGCTGCGCAACTTCGTGGCGCCCTTGATTATATATGTTCAAGATGCCGTTATTAAATGTATAGGTTATGTTTTCTTTGAATCGCATACAAATATTTATCCCGGGCGACGTTTAAAATGATAGTCACCATCGGGTCCGTTGTCACTAAACAAACCTAGGCAATCGTATCCCACAGTGTCCATGTAGGCTATAACGGCATCTTTTAATGGTGCGCCTTTGTTATACTCCACAATCTGTAGTTCTAATATAACATGTTCAGCATGTTTAAGTGATTCTGTGGCACCTTGCAACACATCAAATTCTGCACCTTGTACGTCCATCTTGATCAAGTCAGGCCATGGCCAACCCCGGGCACGTACAGTATCATCTAGTGCAATAGTTTTGACCTTGCGCTTGTATACATCGGCATAAATTTGCGCAGCTGATGGTTGTATTTCAGGATTTTCCCTGTAGTAACTGTTACCACCTGGGGCATCGTTATTTTGATAGAATTCAACTTCTCTATTGGTAACATCACTGAGTACACCAATAACATAATCTACTCCAGCTTCTTTATATAAAAATTCAAGTGCATCTGCGGCTTCAAACGCAATGCATTTGGCCTCAGGCCAAATCAGCCTGGCTTGGTCGGTCCAATGCAAGACGCAAGCACCGATGTCGTACATGACCCGAGGTGCAACGCCTGCTGCATGTAATCCTTTAAGATAGTTAACATGCGAGGCTGGGTAAGGATATACTGTGCGCAGGTTTCTTAAGAATTGCTTTGTGTCCGGCGTGGCCGGCTCTGCATCAATGGCTGCAATATTGGTATCAATGCCAAACGTATAACTACCAGTATGCCTGCAAAGTATACTAGGATCGGCCCATATTTTAAATCCCGCCTCTCTAGCTTTTCTGCAGAAGTCGTTGTCTTCGCTAATAGTATTGGCATGATCAATTGCACTGTGGTATTTAAATTGTGGATAGCCAATTGTGCGCATAACTTGTGCCTTGACTAGCACGCAGCCAAAACCACACCCGGCAATTTCCACTAGCGATCTACCTTTGAGTTTTCCATACGGCATGTTAACTACTCCACCATATCCGTTAGGCTCATATATTTCTAGTATGTGCTGTCCAGGCTTGCGTTGTATGTAGAGGCCAGACACCACATCGCGATTATGTGCCATGAGTTTGATCAATGTATCACTGTCAAATGCTATATCGCTGTCCACACTAAACAGGTAATCAAATCCGTTAACTACCCAGTCAGCAATCAAGTTTCTGACTTGGTCTACATTGTAGCCAAAAAAGTACTGGAATACCAATTCACAATTGTCAGGTGCCGTCAAGTCGTAGATGCTCTTAAATGTGTCAGGCTCAATATTCCTAGCTGTGGGAATAGCTATCAGAATTCTTTTTTTGCTTGCAACTGGTGCTGGTGTTGGCACCGACGGTACCAGAGCAGCTACTGGTATCAGTGGTGCTGGTATTGTAATCATATTCATTTTTATTGCCTCATATACAGGACGCTCGCGTTCCAGCATGCCGCCACTAATAGTGGTGTCACTAGTAGTTGCTGCAAATGGGGTTGCGTGATTCATGTTGGTGATCATGAAATTGGTCTTGCGTTGACTTAGTTGTAGATCAAAAATATAGTTATCACCAAAGTAGAGATCCAATCCTGCAGGAATAGCAGCCCATGATTTTTTGTGTACAAAAAACAAGCTACCATAACCATATGTATGTTGTCCGGTCCAGGGAATAATATCAATGGTGCCATCGGTAACTGGAGTTTGATCAAAGTCGGCGACTCCGGGGCAGAGTCCAAATAGACCAACTGACTCCGACAGCATATATTGTAAGCGTTCAAATATAGCTAGGTCAAACTCTACATCATCGTTGACAATGCACAAACGATCAAATTGACTCACCTCAACTCCAAAATTCCATGCAGGATTTACATAGATATTTTTGTCAAAGTCAAACATCTTAATTTTAGGATGCGTAAGTCCCGCAGGAGTTCTAGTATTGTCATTATTGACAATGATAATCTCACCCACAGCAGGATGTTGACACAGTTGTTCAACAAAGGGCAAGAATTGATCATTGATGCGCCACATGGTAGGCACAATAACTGAATATTGTTCAACTGACTTTCTCAACAAGATGGCTTCTGCTGTGTGTGTTTGTTCTGCGCCATTGACCTTGTAGTCATTTAGGGGATTACAGTCATTGTAGTTATAAACTACTTCCTGTAGGCACTTAACTTGTGCAGGATCTGCTGCTTCTAATAGACTGTAGAATGTTGATCCATCTCCGCCAGCGCGGAACCATGCACCATCACTGTCCTGAAAGCTGCTGTCAGGAATTCCGCAAATCAGTCGCTGCCGGAATGTACGCAAATGTGTATAGGGCATGTTCCAGTTAAAACGATGTTGCCTATAGGCACGTGCTAATCTTACTGCTTCAGGATAGGGTTGGCTAATTAAAGGAATGTTGTCAACCATGCTCCAGCATGATCCATATGTAAACTCTGTAGTACCATCATATACGCTATTGTAGTAACTGAAGATTGCATTATTGTTTACCAGGCTATCGTCGCCATCTAGGATCATGACAATAGCGTTGGGATCTGGTAATGCTCTAAAAACTGCCACTTGATTGGCTACGGCGCCAAGATTTTCTGTGTTGGCTATGAAATTGAATTTACTACGGATATCTGCAGGCAATTGTTCTAATATCTCTGTCACTAAATTGGCTGTTCCGTCTGTGCTGGCATCATCCACTAGGTATACTTGATAATTTGAATAGTCCTGTGTAGCAATGCTGGCAATGCACTGTGCGATATAGTCCCGGCAATTATAGAATGTGCTAACAACCACAACAGGCTGTTCGTTTCCAGATTTGTAATGTTCAAACTCTACAGGATTTGTAAATCGCCTATTCCATATTTTATGTACCAGGTGGTTAATTTTAGACACTGCTTGATACTCGGTGCGGCCCAGGTAAAGTCCGGCACGACGATAAAATAACTGTTTCCATTGCAGGGCCACGCTGTCCCAGCCTGCAACAGGTTTTACTATGTTACAGTAATATTGTTTTTGTTGGTGTAGGTATGTATTGTGATATGCTGCCACAGTCATGGCAACAAATTTTTCTACTTGATCGGGAGTATTAATATCAGGAAACAGGCTATTGGGTTCTACTGCATAATCTATCAAGTAGCTGGCTCCTGCTACTGCTATTTCTTCTAATGCGCCAAATCTGCAGGTCAAGACAGGTGTGTTATACAATAAACTTTCCAGTGTGCTTATACCAAATGTTTCCGGAAATGCACATGGGTATATCATGAAATTAGCAGCAGATAATATGTCGGCGATATCGCTCTGCGGGATTACTCCAGTAAACTCGATGCCCAGGTTGGTGTACCGGGGGTCAGCTACCATACGGCGCCAGTCTTGCTCTTGCGCATCCGGCTCAGACTGTGAACTGAATCTGTAGTAGCCACCAATGACTTGAAGTCTAGCTGTAGGTATCTGCTGCCGAACACGTGGCCAAATTTCGTTGACCAAGGGTATCATGCCTTTGGTAACGCTGGCATTGTAAACAAACAGATCCCGATCCTTGGCAGCTATATCTACTTCTGATCTGTAGCTTCTAGCACCGTTGCGAGTGATAAACATCTTGCTTTTTAGCACTTCAAAGTTACGTCGCCGACCATGGTGGCAGTTGGTTACATAGGTCAAGTGGAAATCACTGAGCGTAAAGATATCGGTGATGCGATCAGCCAAGGCCAATTCTTCTATTAGGTTGTCGCCCAGGCAGAATGTATCGTGCATCCAAAGCACACGCATAGTGGCATGTGCTACAATACGGTTATAGAGATCATATGATTGTAGGGCAAACGCACGATTGTCGTTGAGTTTTGGATAGTCTGCAGGATCGGTAAATGGGATTATGGTCCTGCTGCTGATGACTACGTCAAAGAGGTGATCTTGTGACAGATCGGTTAACGGCCTATAAGTGACTCCGCTGTACACCCCAGCACGGGCTGCATCAATGTCACAGTTATTGAATACTGTAACTTGAAATCCCAATTTGGCCAGCTCATATGCTTGAAATGTTACTGCACTTTCGCTGCCACCCAATCCCTGTTTAAAAACGGTAGTACCATCGTAAGGGAGACCGATGATATCAATAATTGCAATCTTCATAGTGTATTTAACTATACACTCATTGCTTGAAAAAATAAATCTTTAATACTTAGTGAGTGTATAGGAATTTAACCGAATGATATACTATTATTGTTGTGGTGATTCCACCACCGGCATGTCTTTTTCGTCCCAATTTAATACAGCTTCATTCCATACATACCATTTATTCTCTGCAGTTGGCATAGGCACCGGTGGGTTCCAATTACAAGTACCCTCATCTAAAGTCCAACTTGGAAATGGCTTTGGTGGCACAAAAGCATCACGTTCGCTGTCGTATGTGTATCCAACTCCGGCATAGTTTTTACGCAAAGGTGTGCCCCCTAATCGGTGCTCGCCCGCATACGTATTGTAACTGGTTTGAATCCATAAACTTGGGTCTCCCCAATGTCCTGTATTAAGCACATCTTGTTCAATTACTATTACTTGAGTAACTATCCCATTTTCTACTTTAGCAAAATGACTCATAAAATTTCCTTTTAAGTAAGTTATATTATTTATCTATGTGGCAAGTATTTGTAAACTTTTAGTGAATATCTGCTATATACTCTAAAAAAATAAAAAGAAATTACCCTTAACTGTAGATGGTGACGGCACACCCGTAAATATCCACCCGGTATTATTACTGACATCAGTGCTGCTCAGGTTAGCATACCAAGCTGCTCCGCCAGTGGCATTAGAATCCCTTATTGATAGATATTGAACACTTACTGTTCCACTAGCTTTTGATAAACTATACTGTGTGCCCGGGGTAGTACTAGTAAGAGTAACCAAAGGACCAGCGCCGTTCACTGTGAAATTAGTAACAGTCTGGGTGGATCCAGCTTCAAAACTGAATCCTCCATCATTGTTGTTAGTAAGAGTATCAAATGTATTTGAACCTGTTATAGTCAATATACCTAAACCACCTTGCATTAATGTTGGGTAAGTACTACCGGCTCCTATAAAATTTTTCGCAGTTGATGCTGTAAGGTATATTGTTATTCCGGCGGAAAATACGGTGTTCCCTGGGCCAGGGCATTGAAAAACTCCACTTGCGCCAGCACCACTAGTGTTACCAGTCAACGTCAGGTATATATTATTTGAGCTATTGAGACTTGCTGGTGCAACAGCTAAAAAATAAAGGGCTGTGATATTATAGGCCGAACTGATTACTCCACTGTTTATAGTTATTCTGTCAGAACAAGTGAGTGCATCATTTAGTG